TGCCCGCCGTGACCACGGCAACTATCGCCGTAACGATAAGGGGGTGCCTGTGCCAGACCGAGCCGTTAGTTGTGCTGGTCATGGTGCGGCTTCCACTGGAACTGCGGAGTAATCAGGTGCACCAATCTTCACTGCCAGCTTCGCCCAACTCACTCGGAATGCGCCCCCGGCCTTTTTGTTGATGGCGCGCATCAGATACCGAACCTGAAGGTTGGCGTAGTCCCTATCGACCGTGAACGGCCATGCCCTGTCATCCACGTCTTTCTTGGCCCTCAGGAGGTCACGCCCCCGCAATGGACAGGGTTTGGCAACCAATCCCCCCTCATCGTCGTAAACATAGATTCCTGTCACCCACGCGCATTCCTTTTGCTTCTTTGTCTGGCGGGGATCGCCGTGGCTCTGCCCGAAAACGGTAATTTCCGTCCCCTTTTCAACAGGCCCGGTATCCAGTTTTACAACCGTAACATACGGGGCCTTGTCCTTGATTTTCAGACCCTTAGGCGGCGAAAACTTCTCTGTTGTTTCGACGATCATGCGAATGCTCAACCTGTGGTTGGTAGAAATTTGGCGTGAACTTGCAAATACTGCCGCGTTATGGCTGCCAAAGAACAAAAGCCAAAGCGCATCTTCGTCAGAGCCCTCAGCCGTTCAGGCGGCACCCTCATGTGCACGATGTTGGATGCACACCCACATATCGCGATGGGATATGAACTTTATGAGCACCTGCTTGAGCCGCTTGTGCGCGAGACAGCGGTTTCAAGGATCAATGTAATAAAGCGGCTGGCACGTCTGACGCGACGGCCCTCCAGGAAGTTTGAAGTCCTCTCCGGAAGGGCATTGCGTGGCGGCGTCAGTAATCGGGCCTTCGACCGGCTCGTCTGGCAGCAAATAGATAAAGGAGAAGGCTTTGCCAGCTTTGCGCGCCGTATGCGGTTCATTGAAAAGCTGGTTGATGTAAAACGACAAAAAGAAGGAAAACAGCATTGGGGCGCAAAGGCTCTTAAGCCAGATCGTCTGCTAAAAGTCTTCCCGCCCGAAGAGTGTTATTTCCTGTTCATGCAACGCGACGGCCGGGACGTTGCAGCGTCCCAAAAACACGTTGGCGACTTCAAAAAGGAAATCGAACAAATTGCACAGTCCTGGTCAAAACAGACGGAAAGCTTCCACCACTTCTGCAAGCGCAATGATACCAACGCACGTGTGATCCGGTATGAGTCCCTTGCCGAGGAACCGGAACGGATTTCCAAAGAAATCTGCGACTTCCTTGGTGTAGATTGGAGCGACCGAATGCTGCATTCGCACGAATTGGATCTGAGCATTCACCGCAACCCTGCTTCACACCTTTCGACGGAACAAATCAAGCAGGCCATCAATACAAAGAGTGTCGGGCGGTACAAGTCCGACCTAACACCTGACGAGTTGTCCCTGTTCAGCCGTGATGCGGGAGAGGCGCTGAACAAATTTGGATATCTGACCTAGCATTACCTTAAAACCACACCAACTGTTGACTGATTCGCACCACCGGCTGAACTCTCAACAACCACATCGGCCCTTTCCGTCACTCCAGTCCAATCCCACTGACCGCTGGAAACCAAACCACTGACTGAATAAGAGGCATCACCTTCGACTAGCTGTGTATCTCCAACGCTTAATCTGTAATGCGTTGATGCGATCAGCAGGCGGGTATTGGTGATCACAACCCCATTCGCCGGGACATTGAGCGTGAGGGAGGCGGACGTGTTCCCCGCCGCGTCATCATCCGTATCTTGTGCTGCGAGAGACCGCAGATTGATGACGCGCCATCCCGCGATCCCAACCTGTCCGGCACTTACAGAAGTCGTGACATCAATCGTTCCTGATGTGCCAGTTGGAACAAGGGCAATCCACAATGACGCACTGCCGCTTGTCGTGATGTTTATAAGCTGTGTTGAGGTCACACCCGCAATCGTCACCGCGCTGACGGTTTGATTTGAATTGGCCGCAACGACAATCGCACGCCTGGAATGCGCGGCACCAAGGGGAAAGCTCGTGAAAGACCAGTTGGTTTTGTTTACCGCATCCGAATCTGTGCCAAGAAACGACTTTGATGGGACGGGCTCAGATGTGCCGAAGCCGGAAAGGTTCGTAACCCCGAAATGCGCAAGCGCCGCCCCGCACAGAAACAGGACCGCCAAGCATGCGAGAAGTACCCGTCTAATCATCGGTGCCTGCCGTGGTTGTATAATGAACCTTCACACCCAATAGCAGGGCGTCGCCCGTGAGATTGTCGGACCCACTTGAGCCAACACGCCTAAACTCAAGAACACACCATTGCTCACCCGCAGGCGAGCCCGCGGGGGTAATTGCCCCCGTTTCGCCAGAAATCATCACATCATTCGCGGCACCACCGTTTGCGTCAGTTGTATTGGCAAACGTGCCCAATGCTGTGTCAGCTGCACCATCATCCGCAAGGCAACCAGCGCGCGCACCCCACACGACACTCTTGTCACCTGTGACATCCGCCGCAAGCCACACAAATTGGACTATCAGGCTACCGCCATCCCATGACTTCGGCATCTGAACCGTGAATTGCGCGTATTCCACTGTTGTGTCGTCAAAATCGCACGTTTCCAACATGATATCGTTGGTGGCGGTTTCAGAGCTTCCAACGGCACACCCGTTTGTGAGCCTCGGCGTTAGAGCCTTTCCAGGTATCCAGATGGTTTGCTGCCCAATAACCGAACCATCTACATAGGCTTTGGTGGATTGCTGGGTTGGAACAGCGGTCGCGCTGTTCGACGCAAAACTGTCTTCATCTATGATCGTGGTTGCTGAATCTGCAAGCGTATCCCCGCCCGTTCCGTTCCAAGTGGCTATGGCGAGGTTCGTGGACGAGCCGGGACCGGTTACGTCACCTCCGCCTGCACCGCCCGCCATTGCAAATAGAACCCCAACCTCACCGGCGAATGTTCCGTTTGAGGAAAGGTGCGAAAGGGTGACTTTCCTGTAGCCCGTGCCATCAACAATCGACCCAGTAACATCATAGACAGCAAAGACCGTGGAATCCGAGGCATCAACCAGCGTGAGCGTTCCGCGTACACTTGCCGAACCGCCATCATCCCAACTGTCCAGCCAACCAGTGATGGTGGAGCCGCCGATTTCCAGATTGTCGAAGTAACCTTCTGTGGCGCTCGCAGGTAAAGCATTGTTCAGCCGAAACTCACCGTTTCCGGGGTCGGCGTCTGCCGTTGCGGAATCGAACGTCCAGCCAACCGCGACCGTTGGACCTGCCGTTCCCTGAGAACCGATGTCTCCCGTTATGCTGACAGTGATGGAGATATCATCGTCGGCTGAAAGCGTGCCCGCACTTGCTGTAGCGGCGACGGTGAGTTGATAGAAATCCCCCTGATCGGATATTGCCGTCAGGTTGTAGCTGCCGAATACGGTTGGATCGCCGTTCTTCTGCAAGCGAAGTTGGGCTTTGATGGTGGATGTAGAGTCGTCCCACGTGGCGAGAAGTCCCGCGACCAGTGCCGCGTTTGCATCGGTCTCCGACACGGCGATTTGCGTAACGCTGCCAAGGGTCGCGTTGTTGAGACGGGCAAACCCCGAGCCCGGGTCGGTGGCGGTATCCGTCGAGCTTGAGAAGGTCCAGTTGGAACCCGTGTGAGGGCCGACAATGGATGCCTGCTTGACCCACGAGCCGGAGACTTTGAGATAGTAATCCTGCCCCTGCGTATCAAAGAAGACATCGCCGTCATTCCCGTCACCTGAACTGGGAACGCCTGCGCCATTCAGAAGCGTATTGAGTGAGCCTGATATACCCGCCGCTTCCGCTGCCGAGGCAAACACGCACCAGTTGACGTTGATGTTTACGGGGCGGGTTTCGCTCCCACCCGTCGAAGCGGAAGCTCCGGTTACATCGTGGTTGTGGGCCGATCCCGCCCCTGACGTTCCGGTGACATCATGGGTGTGTGCGTCGGAGTTGGTTGTAAAGTTGCCGTCTGTTGAGCCCGCATTATTGCCTTCGGAAATGCGCGTTCCATCAGATGTTGCGAACGAGCCACCGAAGTCACGTTTTGGCAGGGCGTGTGTGTGGCTGTCGCTGGCCGCTGCATAGGTGCCATCCCCATGCGTGTGTGCGCTTTCATTTGCAGTTGAATATGTCCCGTCCGCATGGGTATGTGCATCAACCTGCTCGCCCTGAAGAGTGCCGACATTGTCCCCTGTGGTTCCGTCGCCCCGGTCTGTTCTTGTTCCCGCATCCGGGTCAACACCGGCTGCGTTGTCGGTGGCTCTGAGAAACCTCCCCTGGAAATTGGGCGTGCCAAAAGTCGTTGATCCATCGCCATTTCCGTAGGTGACGCCCCACAACGTAAAGAGTTCAGCATATGTGGATCGCGAACGGTTTGACCCGTCCATAAGAAGCGAACCGGCCGGACACGAGCCGGTGGACCATGCGAAGATTTGCCCCGCAACCTGAAGCCGTCCGTTTACATTCTCATCCAGTGAGGATGCATCGACCGAACCCGGCACCAGAATTGGTTTAACGATGGAAACCCAGTTCGCGCCATTCGACACGAGACGCAGGGTTTCCGTAGCGGTCGTGACACTCGTGACGGTTCCGTCATCAATTGTCTGACCACCTGTCGCACGAACGGAAACAGAATTCGTCGATGTTGGCGTGCGAACTGTGAATTCCGCCCCGTTCCCACAGGAAACAGCGTCAGGTAGCGTGATTGTGAATGTGCCGCCTGTCGGATCGGCGTTGAAGACCTTCCCGGCTTCCGTGCACAGCAGAGTGCGTGTGGTCGTAACGGATACAACCGGTTCTTCAGGCTTGGCGAATTCGGTGGAGAAAAGAGTTGTATCTAGCGCGCCCTGAATATTGTCGTCGGTGAAGATTGTGACATCGGCGGATGTATCGACCTGAATCTTCCAATCACCGGTTGGAATATAGACCGATGCCGGAAAGCGCCCAGCCGAGTCCAGAACGATCGGCTGGGTATGAGGAATCGTCTGATCTTCGTCCTGATAGACCGTTCTGTCGTTTGCTGTAACGGCGTCGTAGAAATAGACCTTGCCACCTGCCAGCGGATCGCCGTTTGCATCCTGAAACGGGCTTGAGCCCTTGAGGAATTGCAGATCACCCGCACGCGCCTCAAGGACCGTGAACGGCACATATGGCGACCACGGGCCGATATTCTGTGCAACCGGCGCGTTGGCCAGGATGAAGGCCAAAGCAAAGATCAGGAATTGACGGATTTTCCGCATGGTTATCCCCAAATGGAAAAAGCCGCCCCAAAGGACGGCTCTTGTCGGTTCGATTGTTTGGTTTAGATTGAGGCGCTATGCGCTACACGCACCCCGGCGTTTATGTTTCCGTCGCGATTATTGTTGCGACATTCGGATATGAAATTGGCCGATGGGCCGGGCTGTGGTGACTTGCGAAACGGGGCCTGAGTGATTAGTTAAAACACAATGAGCATGGACCTAGACCCAGATGCGAAGCGTGATCCCGGCTACAGCATTGATGCATTGCGCAAAGAACTTGCTGCGCGATCAAGGCTAAACACAGAACGTTGGGTTACACTTAAATACGAGATACAATCCATCAAGGGGTTGCTGATCATCGTGGCGGCGATCCTCGCTTACATCGCGTGGCAGCTGTCGAAATGAACAATCGCACCCTTTTGGTCTGGTGCTTTCTGGTGTGGTGGCTAGCTGCCTTCCCCTATTCCATCATCTTCATTGGAATCTGCTGCGCTGGGCACCGGACCTTGCAGTTCTCGACCAATACGAATGGCAACCTCGGGAACATCAAGTTCCTTGGCTATGATGACGCCAAGCCGCTGTGACTGGTTTTCAAGCACGCGCGTTGTCGTGGGGCCGGGCTTAATCGCCGCGCGCTCATAAGCCTTTGCCCAATTCGCCACACCCTTGACGGTTGAGGGCCGCGCCAGCAGTGACGACACAACACGTGCGCCCAAAATGGACGTAGCCGCAGTGAGCGGATCGACAAAGCCACCCAAGAGTGTCGCGCCGCCAAAGATGGTTTGTCCCGTGCCAGACGGATTTGCAAATTGATCCAGACGTTTGAACCGACTGGAGACTATCGCTATATCATCGAGCGCCCCAGCAACATCGCCTCGGCCCGTCGAGCGGAACAACACCCGCTTGCCCTCAGACGTAAGCTTTCCCCACGCGGTCACGAACCGTGCTGGAGAGAATTGTCCCTCCGCGTCTCGTCCCAAGCGGGAAACCACCGCGGACCCGATTTCGTTCCACGTTTCGCGATCAACTGCACCCCTGACACGGCGAAGCAAGGAAACATCAGCACGTGATGTTGACCCAGCGGTGGCAACGATCTTGGCAAACGCACCCTCATTGCTTTGTGTTTTGAGGACAGTGTTCAACCGTTTGTTGATGTTCGCCTGACGCGCAGTAAAGGCATTGGCTGCATCAAATGCCTGCCGTGCCCTACCCCCACCGGCAACACTCACGACGTTGCGCAGGTCTTTCGTCAGCGCACCATAAATCTGCTTCAGTTCTGCCTTTGGGAAATTGGCGGGTAGTGCAGATGGATTATCCAACATCTGGCCTATGGAGGTCCGCAAATCCTTTGTCCCTTGGTAGGACAGACCGCCCGGACGCGATAGCGCCTCATTGACAAGTGCCACCGCCTGGCTGTCTCCACTTATCCCTGCCTCGCCTCTGCGTGATCCGATCCGAATGGCCGTTCGTAATGTATTATCAAGCGGCGCTGTAACTGTTTCATCAACAAGACCAGCAACACGGTCGAATTTCGCGCTGACACGTGCCGCCGATGCTTCGGTTATCTGTGTTTCGATTCCGGCACGCAATTGACCGCCCGCAGACTCGACGCTTCCGCTTCCGAGTTGGGATTGCGCGTCATCTGCGGCTTTCCCGAGTTGCTCAATTGCTTCTTGAGAAGCCTTTCTTAGGGGTGTTCCACCAATCGGAATATTCGCAGCCGTCCGCCCCACACCCTGAACACCAAGTGCATCACTTGTTGCAGCGCGCGGCAGTTCGACGCCTATCCTTGCGCCAGCCTCCGCCACCTCAGCACCGGGCGTTTTTGGAGCCGGCGCCGGAGCGGGCGCTGCCTTCGGCGTTGGCTGTTTTGGTGCCGGCAGTTTTAGACCCCTGTTGCCGGTTGTGGTCATTGTGCGAGCCCCACCCGCCCCGCCTAGCACCAGTCCGAGATTAAGAACTTCTTCGCCGGTCACATCCTGTGCAGTCCTTCGCCCCTCGATAAGATCAACAATCGTTTGCCGTGGACCCTCAAGAATTTCGGGAAGCGCCAAGGTCAGATCCCCACCCCTCTCGAGACCTAGCGGCAGGATGGTGCCCCGCTTCACAATTTCGTTCGGGTCGCCTTCCTGAACTGGATTATCAAACTGATCGAACACGTTTTGCGGCGCTTGAGGCTCTACAGTCGGTGTCGGTTGAACCGGAATAGCAACAACATTCGCCTGCGCCGGTTGGGTTGTAGGTTGAGCGGGGGCGTCGAACTGGTCAAAGATGTTTGGCATTACTGACCACCAAGCGACCGCTGTGCGGCACCCTGTCCAAATTTCTCATCAAACTGCCTGACAACATCGGGATTGTTCGAGTTTTGGCGGAGAAACTGCAACCCCGGCTGAGTTGGTTGGCTCTGCGGCGCGCCTGTGAAGTCCAAGCGCCCGGCTGACGGCTGAGGTGCAGCCTGCGTAAAGTCGGGGACCGCGTTTTCCGGATTCACACCGATACGTGTTGCAATCGACCGGAATTGCTGGCTTGTTTTGGCAAACTGTTGATTTTGCTTAGTGAACAGCTTCTTTGCTCTATCGGTGAAATCCGTCCTTTGAGCGGGACCAAGCTTCTCGCCGCGCTTTATACGGTTCCACATATTGCGCACACGCTCCGGCACACCCGCAGCATTCTGTGCCGTCGCAAACTCGCTTTCACGCACCACGGAACCCGGATCGAGGATCTTCATGTAATTGAAGATCAACGCCAGATCACCGGCCGCTGAGGGGTCTTTCGCACTGGCCTCAACCCGCCCAAACGCATCGCGAACGGTTCGAAAGTCCTTGCTAATTCCGGTGAATTCCTTCCGAAGCCCCGCTTCGACACCTGCGCGTTTCGTCGGGTCTGTAATCCCGCCACCCTTGAGTGCAAGCTTTTCAGCTTTCTTCAGGTCGATTTCCGCTTCGGTTAGCCGGTTGAGCAATCCTGTGCGCTCACCTGTCAATTCTGCATTGGACTTGGCAATATCCAGTCGTTCCTTCGACAATGAAAACGATCTATCCGCGTTCGCCTGGGCCCGGCTCGCCTGCTCACGCCTGAACGCCCGGTCTTCGGAGCGCTCTTCTTGCTGTTGCGCGATCAGAGCGTTCCGCTGCCCGATTTGCTGTTGCTGCGTGAATGCTGCCAAGGCATTGCCAACATTTGGCGCCCTTGCCTGAAGCGGAATATCTGTGCGTAATGTGTTAGCCATCGCTACCTCCTGGCCAGCGCATTGCCGCCGAACAGAGCCGGATTGCCCGCAGCCGCACCCGCGATAGTGCCACCGACTTGCAGAAGATTATTGATACCCTGCGATCGGGCATTAGCCGCACCGACGATTCCAGCCGCCTTGGCGTTGCCTTCACCAGCAACAGCGCTGGTTCGCAAACCTGTGCCTTGTAACAAAGCGTTCACCCGGTCCCGCGCAGAGCCGGTAATAACGTTTGCCTTGTTGGCCCCTGTGTTCAGGAGAACATCGCCGGACCCGGCGCTAAGATTTGCCAGAGCGTTCCCAGTTCCCGTGACAACACCAGCCTGGTCGGTTCCCCGATTTGCCAGCACGTTCGAAACAGCCTGGCCGGCATTTGCCTGCGTGCCGCCTGCCTGCAGCCCTCTGTTAGCTAGAACGTTCAGACGATTGAAACTCGCGTCGAATTCTTCTGACGCCAGATCCTGCCCGAACTCTGTTATGCCCTTCAGGGTGTTTCCCGATAGCACCCCACCCCTTGCGGCGGCAGAGCCTTCCAGGGCTTCAACACCCTGATCACGCCTGAATTGGAACGCGGGTGATGTCTGGAAGCGCTCACGCGCTGCTGCCTGCGCTTCTGGACCAAGTAGACCATTGAGTGCGGCAATTTCCTGATTGGCATCCACACCCGTTGACGCAAATCGATCGACTGTCGCCAGTCCACCGGTAATGGCATTGACCGCTTCGTCTCCTGAGGATTCAAGGATAGCCAGCGCACGCTGTTCAGCGTCCGAAAGCGCCTCACCGGCCTTTGCGCGTTCCGCCAAAGCCTGTTTTGTGGATTGATCCAGCGCGGCGATGGACTGCCGTTCCGCGTCGGAAATCTCACCCAATGCTTGGGATTGAAAACCTTCGGCAATCTGGCCCTGCTCGCGCGCGGCACCCGCCTGGATCTGTCCGCCCTCCTCAGCGGCGTCGTCCGCTCCACCGGAGAGGATCGAGCCAATTTCGTCAAACAGTCCCATTAGCTTGCCTTCAGTGCTGTAATGATTGCGTCTATTTTCGCACTCATGTTTGTGGTGTTGGTGTCACCGCTCAAAAGGGTCAATTCACCGGCCGTGTTAAGTCGGATTTCGCCGTCTTCAATTCCCCGCAAGAAGGCCAGCCCCGCTTGAGTGGCGCGACCTTGCCCATCAATCAGAGCGCCATTCGGGAATACGAACTTGCGGGCCATCTAATCCGCCAGAACCTGAATGTCGGCCTTGGATTCGACCAGAGCCCGCGTGACAGGCGCGGACATAGACAGCTTGACCCTGTGGCCGGACTCATCGGACGTGCCCCAACCGTTCATCTTCACCCGCTTGTCAAACTCTCCAATCTTGCCGACTGCCTTTGTCCGTTCGTTTCCGAACGTCTTTCCGTCGTCCTTTGAGACAGCAACACTCACCTTCGGATTCTTGATGTGTTCATCACTGGAGTTGAGCCCGGACCCCGGAATAAACTTGAAACCCAAGCTGTTTGTTTCGTGACGCCTGCGTGCAATCGGACCTGAGATCATTTCCCAAACAAGATGCGTGCCCGCTTCGGTTTCCGTCTCCGGGTCCAACTCGTAAAGGGCTGTGCTTTCGCTATCCCCGATGATGGTCTTGCCGCCGATGTCCACGGCCCCTTGCCCCCGCCACCTTACCTTCTGATAGGATTCCCACTTGAACCAGAGCCTGTAGAGAAGATCGCAAACCCACGTCCACGATCCGGAATTCAGGACGTAATACTGGTGTCCATCACTGGAGAAGGTGAAGGCTGTCAGCGTGGACTTGTCCGCGAGCTTCCTGATGTCCCTTTCAACGTCATGAGTTGAAATCCGCTCCGGGCTGTAGCCGTTCAACTGCCTCACTGTTCCATCTGAAGCGGGGAAGATAATCACGCCGCTTAAACTCTGCATGGCCGGGCCTGACAGACACCCAAGTTGCAAGGTTGATTGTGGGACTTTTTCAAATACTTCGGTTGACCCGGTGTTTGCGTGGAACTCGATTGTCTTTTCACCGGGCAAGACAAGCTCATTCTGCCTGACCTGTATTCCCACAAGTCCGTCCGGGTTGCCCTCAGCCGTCTTGAAGTCGAGCGCATCAATCGAGTCGCCATCCAAAACTGGCGTCCAATAGTATTGTCCGTTCGGGATTGAAAAGACGAAACGACTTCCGATGACCACAACGCCGTTTGGAGGGGGTAAGTCGGTGTCCGTGATTTTCGCAAACTCATCATTAGAAATGATGCCCCTGTTGCCGTCAGAAACAACGGCCACTTGAGCGGGGCTTGCCTGGTTTTTCGCAAATTGTGACGGACCATCGCCCGCCAGGCCACCAATCTGTGTTCGGTTGCCGGTTGCATCGAGCCGGTAAAGAACCGTGCCTGTGTTCACATACCCGCCATCTTCGAATTCTATGCCGCCTCGAAAACCACCACTCCCCAACTCTGCTGAAAACGTTTTTAGGCCGGGCCGGCAATAGGCCACGAAGTTCACGCCTGTTTCTTCCGCCACCTTCTCTACGTAACAGTTGGTGAGCCGTGAGCCGCCGTCCGGGCCATACTTGCCTTCTGACGTTTGCAGGCCGAAGGGAATGGGTACTTCGGGCATTATCTTATGATGCGCCGTTGCGACGGCATGTTGGCCAAAGCCGCATCGGATCTCATCGGGTCAGGCAAGTGATAGTCAGCCAGTATCGCGTTCCACCCCCGCTTGGCGTCGATATCCAATTGCCTCGTGACCGGCTTGCCCGCGTCTTCCGATACTCGCTTGCCAAGCAGTGCTTTGACGCCTTGCTCATGCTTCGCTTCCATCGGGAATGTCGCACCGATTTTTAGCGCCGCAGTCCAGCCAATATCGATACCATCCGCCTGCCACGATGAAAGCATGTCATTGAGCGCGGCGAGAAACGCGGCAGCTTCGGCAGAGTCCAACGTTTCGGTTAGACCAATTTGCCGAATGCGCCGTGCAGCACCCGTGACTATATCGTTCATCGTGGCCATGGATTACGCCCTGGCTCCAGCGATATCGCTTTTCTTGTTTGCGTCGCCGGGCACCTTCGCCGGGCTGTCGTAATAGCCCGCGGGGAGCTTGTCGCCTTCGCGCAAATTCTCGAACAACTTCGGCCCGTCCTTGCTGTATCCCCAACGTGGGTGGATTGGCTTGTCTTCCTTAGTTGAAGTGACTTCCTGCTCAGACATATGATTGCTCCAGTTTGCTGATTGATTAAAAGGCGGGGGCCGAAACCCCCGCCCCCTACATTCCCGGCAGGGCCTACGCCGTGCCGGAGAACCGTGTTGCGAGGCGCGGATCGATGAGCTTGCGTCCGTAAAGAATATCCAGACGCCAAACGCTCAGATCGTTGTCGATGTCATAGTCAGACACGACACGCAGGCTGAGGCCGTTCTTAGTCCGGCGCGCTGCATCGACATTGCCTTGCGGCATTTCAAGCGGAACCACAGCCAGGGCCATCGCATTGCGATGATAGGCAAGGTTCTGTTTGTAGCCAGTGCTTGCAGCACCAGCCAACACGATAACGGCATCGTCTGCCGGTACGGCGCTTACGGTCTGATGAGGACCAGACGTGATGATCGGAGGCGAAATCACGATGTTGGTATCATTCGCAGCCGCGGCGTTGGTTACGGTATCTGCGGTCACAACAAACTGCTGCAAAATACCGGTATCGGCTTTGGTCTTCGGGTTCACCATGTTGACGCCGGCAATCGTGAACACCGTGCCTGCGGTAAGAGTGGCACCTTCCGGGTCCCAACCATCCGTCACCAGCGTCTGCGAATAGGTGTTTTTAGCCGCATCATAGGTGACGTTCTGTGCAGCACCATCAACCAATGGCGTGGTGTTGTCAGGCGTGCCGTTGGTATGGGTCGGCGTGACCTGCGTCATCCACGTGTTCAGGCCACCAATGCTGCCAAGCTGCGCCATACGCAACGCAGATCGCGCCGCGTCCTGCACAAACAGGGAGACATTGGAGCCGACCATTGCGTGATAGTCAGCCGGTGACATGACGGCATGACGGTCGTTTTGCATCACCGCCATTTCGTCAAGCCGCTCGACAGCTTTCGAAAAATCCGCATAGGAATTTACAACCTGACCCGGTGTGCCGGCCCAATTGTAAACGCCTTTGTAGAATTGATCGAACGTATCACGCGCGACTTCGTTGACGATGTTGATCACGGCAGGCTTTACAACACGAGTTGCCAAGTTCTCCATATCAAGGGTCATCTGCTCGGAAGTCAGGCTGAAGCTGACATGCTTCTGCTGATCGACCGAGAGCGTAACCTTACCCTCGATGATGTCTTGGTTGGAACGTGTTGCACCGTCCGTGACGGTGAAATCTGCGGGGCGATTGATGGAAACCGACCCGCCTTTTTTGTACCCGTTAACGGTCTGGCCGAATTCACTCTCGTGTGCACGGTGAAGCGTGCTCAGAGCGCCCAGTTCGTTATCGAGGATAGGCAGCGCGATCTTTGCGATCACGTCTGCTGTGACAATGGTATCAGCCATTGTGAGTCACCTCTATTTCTGGATGACCCCCAGTCTTTCGAGTTGCTTTGAAACCTGATCGTCAGATGCCTTGGCCAAGTCGAACGCCTGTTTCGAGCCAGCGCCAGTGGCGACGGCCCCAACAGGATCGGGGGCCTGTGTTGTGCGTTTGGGAGGCGGGGTGGAAAGACGGCCTTCGATCTTGCCTATCTCGCGCGCCACGTCCCGTGGATTGGTCATCTGCGCAATGCGGGCGGCATCGCCCGTGTTGTTTCCAAGCCAGTAGGCAATCTGTGGTCCTTGGTCCGAATCCGTGATGATTTCCGCCATGCTTTCAGTGACGGGCACGGAATCAGTGAACACCTGATGGAAGTCCGGAGCCTGTTGAACGAAGTCCAGAACGCGCGCATCGAATGCGGCGCGCTTTGCCTGGCTCAACTGTCCAGTGGATTGCTCGGCGCGGGATTGTGCGTCCTTCAAGTCTTCGGCGCGTTCCCGTTGGTTGTGTTGCGACACATGATGGGCCGTCAAAGCGGCCTGATACTCTTCGAAACTCGCGAAGTCTGCTTCCTTCGGTGTGGGACTTTCGGTCCCAATGCGCTTTTTCAAGCGTTCGACCTCTTGCAACGCCGCTTCTTCCCTGCGTTCCGCTTCACGTCTGTGAGCGGTCAGTTCGGCCATGCGTTCGTTGATGGTCTGTTTCGGTTTGGGCTTCGGCTTGTCGCCCTCTTCCTTGTCTGCGCCTTCGGCCTTGTCTTCTCCGGCCTCTGCGGTGGGTTCTGCGGCTTCCTCTGTCTCAACAGGGGCTTCCGTTGCTGTTTCCGGCTGCTCTGTTGCATCCGTTGCGGTGTCAGCAATCACCGTTTCTTCATCAGTCACTTTTGGGTTCTCCAACGAATAAAGCCGCCCAAGAGGGGCGGCGCGTGCTAACGACGATTTGGTTGGGGGTTACTGGACTAAAACTGGTTCTCTAGCGGTGTTGGCCGCTTCGAATTCGGTTTTCACTGTCTCGGCCTGAACCTTTTCGGCCTCTTCAGCTATCTTGACGGTCTTGGCCTCGATTTCTTCAACCTGCGCCACTGTCTTGTCGACATCGGCCTGTGATTTAGCGAGGTTGAGCCTCACGGCCAATTCCTCCATCGGATCGGGCTCTTGAGGCTCTTCAGCGATAACCTGCGGTGGCATGATGCGCTTCATGCGGTCTGCTATCTGCTGCGCACCCGGGAAATCGGAGTTTTCAAACATTAGATCGCCGATGACCTGCATTAGATCGGCGTTCGAGCGCACCATGTCGCGCATGAACTCTCTACCCTCGATACGTGCCGTGGTTTCTGCTGCACCCATCTGAACGCGAACGTCAAACCGCCCGTGGCTAAGATCGTTTATTAAAACCGCCTCGCCGTTGTTCATCTGAACCGATCGGTTGATGGGCACGAACTGTTCCGACCCGCCCTTGTCGAGAATTCTCACAACCCTGTCGCCGTCATAGATCTTGGGAATAAGGTCAACGAGAATGGTTCCGGTTCGCTGTAGAGCCAGAGCAAAGTTATCGAAGAACACCGCGGAACCTGCGTCGCCTTCCCTTTGTCTGGCCTGAATGGCAACACCGCTGGTTTCGTTGCTTTTTGAACCCAAAGACGCATCGAATTGGCCTGTCGCGCCCTTCATGTCCTCGATAGCAAGTGACGCCTCCTGCCAGATGGCAGCGGGCACATTGGGCGGGTCCTGTCTTTGGGGCCTTACGGTCGGTGCCTCGGGGTCTATGTTGTAGGGCAGGTAAGGGAGATTCGAACGGTTGGCATTCGCCCAATATCCCTCCAGACCGGCGATAGATGTGAGAGGAACGAGCCACGGGGCCTTGGGAGCCTGGCCGATAGCTTCCGCACTCGCAGACCGGAAATAGTTGTAAAGCTTCTGACCATCCTTGGCCGCACGAATGAGGCTCTTGCGAACGACCTTGCCGTCGTAGCCGATTTCAGATCCCAGAACCGGAATGATGGGTAAAAAGCGCCCGGCCCACTCTTCCTCATCCTTCAGCCAGTCGCGGCCGTCCATAAGGCGGCGGCGCACCTTCTTGGCATCAACCTTGCGCGCCTTCACGATCATGTTCGAGAAGCGGAGTTGCTGTATCTGCGCCTCGTCCATATCCGTGATATCAAGCGTCGATCCATCAACAAGCAGGACGAGCAGGCGCTTTTCGGTTACGTGATACCAATATTCCGCAATGCGGATAAATTCGTCGCGCTTCCAGAATTCATAGTTGCTGCTGTGCCGGAAGTCGCCGGTATCTATGTCCTCGCCGTCTCGATTATATTTCTTCTTGAACGCCTTTTCATGCACCCAGTCGGTCACGAACACATGCTCTGCGTCCTCACGAACAAGACCTGAAGCACCCGAATCCCAAATGACGGAAAGCGGATCAAGCACGCGCCGCAGCTTTATATCCTGATCAAACACGGAATCGGTCGTGGTTTCGGTTTCAAGCCTCCAGTGGCCTATGCCACAGCGAATTGAAGACTCCGCCCCGTGTGCATAAACGCCCTCGCCACCCGACTGATATTCGATTTGCCGAATGAGCCCCTCATACACACCGGCAAGCGGTACGTCGTCTTCGCTGTCAACTGGAATAACCTCGACGCCGGCCTTGGCCCCGCGGATATCCATTGCCGCCTGGTTGACGAACTTGTTCAACTGATCGACGGTCAGACACGGACGGCCCTCAGCTTCCCGACGCCGCTTCTCCGTATCCGGCCATTGATCAAGCGCCAGGTGTGCCAGATCGTCCAGCGCGTCCTCGCGGTTGTTGTCATCCGCTTCCGCGTCGTCAACGATAAGCTCGGCGGTTTCTTTGTGATCGAGCGGCATTAAGAACCCATCCAGGTATTTGACCCGCGTGGCACGCGAGGTTTTGGAGGTGGTGGAAGATTTGCGGCCTGGTCTGTGCGCTTTGTCATTTCCGGGAACAACTGGCTGAACGCCCAGACGGCCGCATCCACCCTATCTGCGGTCGTGTCGCCCTCAATCCCGAATGGCGTAAACAGAACCATTTGGTCTTCTAACTCAGGCAACGAACCCACATGAGAAATCCGACCCTGCTCATACAGCGCGGAAATTGGTTCGGCTCTGGTCACTTTGCCGCGCGACGCCCGCACCTTAATCACCTTCACCGTAGGACGAACGGACTTGATGGTATTTTCAACCATTTCGCCGCCATTGTTCGTCTCGGCAATGATGGCATCACCGTCATACAGATCGATCCCGGATAGCGCCCTGCGCGCCCAGCCGTTTGGTGAAAGGCTCGCAGAAATGTCAGCGAGTACATAACCGCGTCCATCTACACCCAGCGCGGCGACAACAATGCCGGTTTCGGACCCTTCGTCCGTGTGACTCTCACCTTGCGGATCAATCGCAACCACTACCCGCTGTAAGTCGGGCAGTTGCCTTTCATGCACACGGTGGTCATCGAGGTTGGCGCGCGTCCAAAGCGCACCCGGCACGTCTTCGAGGACTTCCGCCTTCAATTCCTGACGGCCAAGCCGCGTTCCCTCGTATTTCGTGACAATCTTTTCAAAGAACTTTGGCGCGAGATTTGCCCGGTTCTCGTAGGTTGACCCTCGCGTAATAACTGTGTGGGGGTCGCGGATAATCTCACGTATTACAGGAATAGGACGCGGCGTTGTGGTTATGGCCTGTCTGGGATCATCACCAAGCCGCAAACCAAACTGCAATTGGTCCCACGTCTCTCGAGCATATCGCCACTTCGCCAATTCATCACACCACGCCAGGTCATGCTGCGGCCCCCTTAATTGATCAGGCTCAACAGCATTGTAAAGCGTTGCCACGGCTCCGTTCGGCCATGTGAGCCTGCGCTTGGACGGCTCATAATGTGGACGAAAACCTTTCGGGTGAATTGCGAGCAAGCCGGATTCACCTTCTACCATGACATCACGTGCATCCGCCGCTGTCTCGGCAATCAGCGCGACACGGGTCGACAACCCCCGCGCAAGTGGTGTGTCACCACAAACATTGGAACGGACCCACTCCGCACCGGCCCTCGTCTTGCCGAAGCCACGCCCTGCGAGAACAAGCCAAGTGTGCCAATCGCCATCAGGTGCAATCTGATTTGGTCTTGCCCAAAAACTCCAGTCACTCAGCAGAGCCGTTGCCTGTTCCTCCGTTAGCGTGGCCATTAGCTTTTCCCGATCCTGCTCTGGAAGCAATGCCAGCAATTCGGCTTCTGAATTCATCTGCACCTTCGTGCTTGTGTACGATTGGATTGTCCTCATCACCGGAAAGCGTGACGCTCGACAGATCAGGCAGCGCTTTACGCAGCAAACCGAGCCCTGCGCTTACTTGCGTTGCTGACATTTCCCGGTCGCCCTCGATATGCTCAATCAACGCGTTGAGAATATTGCTATTTTTGATTTTAACCCGATGCTCTTCTGGCATGACAAAACCGGGCTTCCTTCCGCGCTTCGCCATATCACCTAACCGATACCTGTTTGGGGTAGATCGGAACCTGTACGGGAATGGTTTTGATCAAAGCTCCCGTTCCCGTGAAGAAGCCGTAAAGGTTGCCTGACTTGTCGGGCGTGATTTGAGCCTGATAAACGCCCGTGTCAGTTTTTGTCGGTGTCACGTCCGTGTCTGTACAGTCAGGACCAATGCGATAGGTGAATGTAACCGTTGTCGGGTCAGTTGCTTCGCCGGCACTGTTCCTGAATGTCTCAGTGATGGTGATCTGTTCATCTACGTACCGCTTGCTCATCAGTGCTTGTGCCCCGGCCTTGGAACGCAGACAGCTTTCATTTCGAGTTCTGACGTTGAACTACCTTCAATGATTTGTGCCGCGTCCTTGCATTCCTGTTCGACCGTATACCCACCAAGCCATGCCATTGTTGGGGTTGTCGGTGAGCCAGTCATGACGCTAATACCGATCGAGGTAACGAGTAAAAACCATTCCATTATGGACCTCAGTTCAGGTAGCGAAGGTGGTCGCAGTTGACGGGTTGCACTTGGAGCGGCCCGCCCGTCCAAATCATCATTTTGAAGTCCGCAGACACTGGGTGCAGTTCGTCGGTTGCGAGGCAGCGAATGCAGACACGGCCAGCCCAATCGCCTATCGGAACAAAACCCGGCTTTAATCTGATGTGGCCTATGCGTGCGTGGCGTTGCATTTGTTCACCATGAAGGGGCGCGGCCCCGCCACAGTGGGGAGGCAACGGGGCCGCTGGTTCGGGCCAAGGGTGAGCCCGAAGGGGGTTTGGAAAAAACCTGTCAGTTGAATGCGACAGCAACAGAATCGCGCTAATATCTTCGAGTCGGCACAAGGCTACTGCGGGCCGGAAGTGACACCCCGATAACCCGCCTGCTCTTTGTGTCGCCCGCACCCTGCTGGTGAACGCACTGCGCTCAACCAGGCGCGGTACAGATAGAAAACCGTTATCAGTCAGGGATGTCAGGCGGGGCCATTGGCGACGGTTCTGGAACGTCAAAGATGGGCCTATGACCCCATGAACGGTGGCTTATCCGTTAACTGGGCGCGAATTCCGAAAACCTTTTTTGGTTCTCGGGGTCCCGAGACCAGAAAGGCAAATTCCAATGTTACGGATTAGTCTGACGGTCAAAATCAGCATTCCTGCGTCAATCATCGTTTCGGCGATGTTGATGCTTCGTTTGCTGAGTTAACTGGGAGGCGGCGGCAATTTCGGTTGCTGCTGCCTCTTTCTCTAAGACCTTGTTTCAGACACGGCAAAGCACCGAAGCTCGCGCGGAGTTCCGGTGCGTTTGTTTCCGTATGGTCAAGTTTGCGGGCTTGCCATACGTCTTCAGTCCGCAAAGTCTGCATGAAGACGTACCTGATTTTCTCCATATCGTCAAGCGGGCATCAAATGTTCGAACGGGAAATGAACCACGTGCTTCCCTTCAAGGAACACCCTGACGATATTGTGCCGGCCACACCGCCGCACGAGGCCCGTCATGCCCGTGAAAGGCCCTTCAGACACCCTCACCCTCTCATTTGGCTTGAACGGCTGTGTGCGCTTCTTTGTGGAGTCGTAAACTCCCCTCTGTTCATTCCTGCGGAAGCGCTCCACGTCAGCCGGGTCAATTGGTGCCGGCTTACCGTTCGCATAGGTGAGAATGCGATAAATCCCGCGTGCCTGTTCAACGTCATACAGGTGTATGCCCTCGGGAATGCCAACAAACACGTAGCTGTACAAAAGCGTCCGATCGATCTTGATGCGCCGGTTCAATCGATTGGCTGGAATGGTTTCGCGCGGGTAATACACATGACAACCAAGCTCAGTGAGTTCCTTCTCAGCCCGGAACAGGGAAACTGGATTGTCGCCCTCGTCCCGCTTGTCGTGATCGACTGATGCGAGAACCGAGTTTCTATGCGCTACGGCGAGATACCATTTGATGGTCAATGTTTTGCACTCCGCTCTGCTTCATTCATCGTCGCAATGAGTTCATTCGCTTCCTTCTCACCGAAA